GAAACTGATGGGCGGCAGCTAGGTTGATACCCAAACGAGCCAAGAAAAAGAAAAGCAAATACTTTGCGGTCAAGACTGAATACGATGGGATCGTGTTTGACTCCAAGCTTGAAGCTGCTCGATACAAAATACTGAAAGAACGCCAGGATAAAAACGAGATAACAGACCTTGAAGTTCAAATAGACTTCCCTTGCAAGATCACAGTAGAAGGCAAAGAGAAACACATCTGCAAGTATGTGGCTGACTTCAGATACAAAGATTACTATGGTGACTGGGTCATCGAGGATACCAAGGGGGTGATCACACAGGTGTTTAGCCTCAAGAAAAAACTCGTTGAGGCGCTATACCCTGGTATAAAAATCAATATCGTCAAAGACCCAAGGGTTTAGAAAGCATCTTTCGTTTCATCAAGATGATCCACTGTACTTCCAGGGAACTCTGACTTCACATCTCCTGCCATCTTCATCATCTTCAGATCGAACTGACACTTCGATAACTCTCTGAGCTCTGCGCTACTGTAGTAATGACCAGGTTCTCTGGCAGAGGGTATCGCGTTATAGAATTTAGTGAACCCAGCCTCATACGCTATCTTGGTATCGTCACTTTCTTCAGGCAAGTGAGTGGCAGTAATGATTAGCTTCGGATTCCACAAATGGTTCTCGCAACTAGCCCTTTGAGTCTCCAGATCTATGGCTTTATTGGTACGCTTGCATATCCATGTAGCCCCATTACTGGTAGTCAGTGGCTTTGAGAACGCACAGTTCCTGCAATTAACAGACTGAGGGAACCTTTTGCGCTGATATATGTCTATATACGCCTGAGACTGCCCCTTAAGCCGCCAGTCCTTCTCTGACATTCTCCCTTGGTAGGGAGGCTCTTCACTAGTAATGATCCTCTCAGCGCGTTCTAGAGCCTTCTCCCAGATATCTGGGTTATAGTCTATGATTTGCGAATAGATCTGACTGTTGTTCTTGTTGACCACAATAACCATGCATTTGGTCAGACCAAATACGCCCATGTACCCATGGATCTGCCAGCGATATGTCTCGCTCCAGAGCTCGTAGTCACCCAGTTTCTCCAGCTCTTTCCAGCGTTTGTCGTTTGCGCTCTTGACTTCAAGAAGAATGACTTCATCCTGGTCTGGTTCAGGCAGTACGCCACGCAACCATCCGTCACATGATCCTGCGAAGTGTCCTCCCAGGGTTGACGCTCTGATCTGATTACCATCCTTGCTGTGAGAGGCAATTGAAACGCCAGTCGCTTCCTTGCTGTCTCTTATGTTCTCAACCACCTGGTCCTCGATGCGGTTACCCAGATCAAACAGCCTAAGCATCCGACCATCAAAGTCATTAGGTAAGCACCAGTGGAAGTTCATCCACTGCTTATGTTCATCATCGTCCCCGATAACACTGAAGCCAAGATGGCCCCTATGCCCCTCGTTGTTAGAGGCAATCCACTCATCAACCTTTTCAATTAACTGACGGTTATACGAATCAATAATAGACGCTGACAACATTCCAATACCTTCCTTCTTTTCTTACTGTGATTCTTTTTATGTGATTGAAGCATCCCTCATCATTAACGAGTTCTACCCCTTGATTAATCGTATATGGAACCTGAGTGCCATTCACTGCGCATGCTTTCCATTTCTTTCTAGCCATTATGCCAGCGGGTCCGTTCATGCCTATCATGAATGGCATTGACTGAGGCCAGAACTCATCGACAAGTTTGAACTCAACATTCAAATATTCATTGCCTTTTTTGGATTTCTTAATGAAGGCACGCGCAAACTCAACCTCTTTAATTTTTTCAACTTCTTTAAAGCTGCCACGCATTTCATCTGAAAGCACACTGCCTTGAGCAGCGATACGACTAGTCGCAACCTCTGGTTCTTTTCTTGGAGGCGCGTATCCCATTTTAGGTTTGTCTGCACCGCACTCAATACACTTCTTATCGATCCAGTCATTAACGAATAGGCATGGATGCCCTGCCGATGTCACCGCATCACATATCCATATCTTCGGCTCATCATCATCTGGCTTTGTTGATGGCGAAGCCTTATCAATACACCCATGTCGATCAATATTTTCTCCGTAGTCGAGGAGAAGGCAATCCTTCTTATCACCCCATGTGCGCATACCTCGACCGCATATCTGTACATAAAGACCGAGTGATTTAGTTGGTCTGAGTAGCGCAATGCAATCGGTCCTTGGCGCATCCCATCCCTCAGTGAGTACCGCTACATTACATAGCGCGTTGATCACACCGTCCTCAAACTTCTCTAGTATTTCAGCGCGCTCTTTGCTTGGTGTATCAGCGGTGATAACATCGGCTTCAACCCCTGCATTTTTTAACAACATACACATCTTGTTGGCATGAGCGACAGTGACACAGAAGAACACAGTGCTTAAGCGATCTTTGCTGTACGCCTTATCAATCCAGTCAGCGATCACCGCCAACATGGTCTGATCCTCCATTGCCAGTTTCTCAAGGTCAGACTCGCGGTAGTCACCACCCTTGAACTTAACCCTCGCAGTAGACGCATCGATGATCGCATCATCACTCACCTTAAAAGCTGAGAGCCGACACAAGTAGCCATCCTTAATCAACTGAGGTATGCCTATCTGGTAGGACACACCGCCAAAGAACTCATCTTCAAGACCGTATATAAAACCCTGTCCCATTCGGTATGGAGTAGCGGTCACTCCAAATATCTTAGGTTGCAAGTATTGATTTGTTTGAAAATTATTAAATATCTTTTGATAGCGGCTGGCCTTCTCAAGGCCAACATGGTGAGCCTCATCCACAATGATGTAATCAAACTCACCTGCATTTTCCAGTCTCTTGGGTGTTGCCAGCGTATCTCTGCTTGCAATAACTATGTTGGACTCAACATCAAACTCTTTTAACCCCGCTGCGAGTATGCCGCACGGTGCATGAGGCCATACAGATAATAGCTTATCCCTAGCCTGGCCAATCAGTTCCTGCCTGTGAGCAAGGATCAGCACACGGCAATCAGGGTTCTTTTCAAAGAGCTGCTTGATAATCGTTGCAAAGACAATCGTCTTACCACTGCCAGTGGGCAACACAATCAACGGATGAGTGTGTTGCGTGTCCAGCCACTTCAGAGTTTCATCAATGGCTTCTTGTTGGTAATACCTTAACTTCATTTAACCTGTAGTTCCTGTGAAGACCTTCGGAAGTTTTGCTCCAGTAATCTCTTGGCCATTCCTTTAGATCGTCCTTGCCAAGTATCCTGTTTACTGCGCGCTTCCTCCGGTGCAAATGTAGTGATCTTTCTAGTGACATATGATCTCCTCTTGTGTTTCTGGAGAGAGCATATTTTTCTTCGCG